TGCTCTATTGGATCTATCAAATATCTTAAATATTTTAGAGAAAATGTTTTTGAGTTTCTCTCCAATTTTTCCAACAAGTTCCTCAAAAGTTATAAGACCCTGTCCATAATCACTTAATTTCTTAAAGAAGTCAACAATAGCCTTCTTTGGACCATCCAAGAAAGACCAATCTACTTTATTCTTTAATGTGTCTAATACACCAGCAACAAAAGTGATTATCTTTGAAATAGCTTCTGCAATAAACTTTATAGCACCAAATAATACAGCTAATGGTTTAATATTAAGGCTCTTAAAAGCATCCTTAACATTAGTAACTGCATTCTTGAGAAAACTAAATATCTGCAGAACAGCTCCTAATATTGGGTATTTCTTTCCTAATTCATCTATATTATCTATAAAATATCCGACAACTTCGCCAAAGAAATTCGTATCTTTTATAGCATTTCGAATTACAGTAATCTTGTCTCCAAATTTTCCTAAATTCTTGAGCAGATTCACTAATCCGCCGTTAGTATTTTTAAAGAAATTCTGAAAGAATGGGATTCTCTCAACAATCGCTTTAATCGGCTGAGAAATTGTCATCCATACTATATCGATAGCTGAAGCAAGACCTCTACAGAATCTAATAAGGTCCTTTATTGACTCACTAACCTTTTCTATCTTATTAGTATCCCAGGTAATAAGATTACTATTTTCATCTATTGTTCCTTTATTCAAAACTAATGCTCTAGTAAAGTTCTGGAATACATCTAAAACTTTTCTAGCAGCTGCAGAAATTCTTTCAATTGGGAAAATATTAAGAAAACCTGTTTTAACAGCCTTTAAGAATGTCTTAACTATAGTAAGCATATTCTCTATTATCTGTCTAAAATCATCTCTTCCTGTTTTCCAATCTTTAAGTAATCCTACATCCTTTTCATCAGTAATTTGCTTAAATAATTTATTTCTAATCTTTGCATTGTTATCAATGAAGTCACTAATAACATCACTAATTCTAGTATAAAGATCCTTGGCCTGCTCAAGATCACCAATAAGTATTCTGAATGATTGTGCCCATCCAGAACCTACTGCTTCTCCAAGAGTATCCATTAACTGCCTAAAAGTTTAAACCTTTGTAGCAGCCTCTTCTGCAGCGTCAGCAATGGCCAAAAGTTTTTCAATCTGGCTTTCACTATAACCCTTTACTAAGAGGTCTTCTTTTGTTAAAGCACCAGACATAATCTGCATTGCTTCATTAAAAGTGTCTTTGTCAAGCCATCCTTCTTGCAATGTATAAGCTAAACTGCCATACTTTGCAATCATTTCGTCAATATTTTGACCACTTTTGCCCGTTACATTGTTAACTCTAGCAACTTCTTTAATCAGTTCATTGAACTGTTCGCCTGCAATACCACTATACTCAAGGGTTTTCCAAGCAAGCAAATCAAACTTACCCTTTGACATTGCTTTGGCAACAGCATTCCATGCCATCTGAGCTTTTTCAGTATTAGCACCAACCAATGCGGCTGCATTAGCCAAACCCTTAATTGTACTTACAGATTTATTTAATCCAACACCAGCAGCAGAAAATCTACCAATCATGTTGGTCATCTGACCAAAGTTATAGATAGTCTTATCTGCGTAATCATTCAATTCATCAAGAGCATTATTTACATCTTGTAAACTTGCTCCTGACTGCTTAACATTCTGATAGATGGTTTGAGTGGAGTTGATTATTGTCTCATATTCTCCAATACCATCCTTAATACCCTTAAAAAGGTAATTCTTGAATTTTAGTCCAAGACTTACTACTTCAGAACCGATTCGGGTAAGAACGCCAAGCATTACCTGTCCTTTTGCTGTAAAGAACCTAGAAAAACTTTCTAAGTTATTAGTAAGTTGGCTAAAGTCGTCTTTATTTAATGAAATTAATCTTTCATCTAAATTATTTAATGCTTTGATACTATCATTAATATTCGAGTCAAAGTTCGAATTGTCAAACGACATTTTTACAACTTGCTCATCAACCGAAGAACGCTGATATGACATTCATTATCCCTCCTCTCTGAAGTATTTATTAATCCTTTCGATTATGGGTTCTATAGCAGAGGATATATAATTCTGTCCCTGTGTCCAAGAACCATCTAAAGAGGCGTGTCCTGTATCTACAATAACAGCTATATTTACACCGTCATTAACATTTGTATTATACCAAATAAGATGAGTAATTCCATTTTCCTCATTTATTTCATAATACCAGGAATTAGCCGTTTTACCAGTCCGAACAGGGGTAGCGGCTTGTAAAGCATCTACTCCCTGCTGTCCGAACTCGTTCAATTTAATAAACTTCTTATCTACTTTCATCTTTTCAAGACGATTTTTCATTCTATTACTAAATCTTTTGTCATAACCAAAAGTAACAATTTGTTTCATAATAGAATTCTCCTTAATGTCAGCCTGAACTATGCAATGCTGCTCTCCTTGCCTTATTTAGCATAATGTTTTGAGTCATAGTTTCAAGAGGTGACATCTTTTTAGCTGGCATATTTGCTTCACTACATACCCTAATAAGTGTAAGTAACCTATTTAAATGCCATTTTTGGCAAGGATCAAATGGGATATCGTTTTGAATCATCCAAGAATAAATTACTTCTGACGTAATTATTTTTGTACTAGGTGGCGGGCTATTTTCTTTAGCAAACCACGTAGCTGTCATAGTATCTTCAATATATGCCATTATATCAGCATAATTTGAATTACTAATATTTTCATAAACTTTATCCGGAACCTCTTTCAGCGACATGCATTTGACATAGCTAATGATCTCTTCTCTAGTCTTTTCACGATGTTCATCTAAAAAAGGTTTGTGCCAAATTGACTCCCATTTTGAAATAGAAATCAAAGAATGCTCAAGTGTTACTTCAGTATCCGAATCATAAACGAAACCGATATCTCCATTTGGTAAAGTTTTAGTGTATTCTTTTCCAGGTATAACTATCTTTAGCATTCAATCACCTCTAAATTACTTGTTTTCAGCAGGGAGATTTGAGGTCTTTGCTTTATTAACGTCTTCAACAAGATCCTGAGGCATAATGCTATTAATAAATGCGGCTGCCTTATCAGGGTCAAGAAGAAGTTCTGTATAAAGTGTATCAAATGCTGCAGACTGCTCAAAATCATCTGCAAGACGTACACCGTTTCTCTTCTTAATAAATAACTCACCGTCTTCTGACTTTTCGCCATACGCGGTGAGAATAATCTCCTTAAATGTTTCCATAATCTCGGCACCATCAGCACCGTTAGAAATTCTTTCAAGCTTATTGCCAAAACCACCGGGTGTTCTTGCTTCCATCTCCGTAAGTTCTGTCTTTGTGATATTGAAATAGCACACTTTTTCACGAGTATTGCCATTATAATCTTCGTATTTTACTGTCTTCTTTAACATGGTATTAAATTCCTTTCAAGATTTAAATAAAAGCGGGCCAGCCGAACTGAATACCCGCCAGATCAATTTTAGCCGTTTCCGCTAGCACCAGTAAGAAGTGTATAAACTTCAGCAGGGAGCGGGAGATAAGGATCATCACCAGCAGTACCATAAAGTGCTGCCTCAAGTGCTGCAAGACCTGCAGCAGAGCACTTTGTAGAGTCAATTGTAATAAGGGATGTCGGCTTGTAAGCTGTTCCGTTAATAGTAACATTAACAGGTGTAGTCGTACATGTCCATGACATCGTAATAGCATTGGGGCTGTCATTAACAGTCTCAAATGGTCTCTCTGAAGGAGATGCCTTACAACCATACATGAGACGGAGTTCATAACCATGGTCCTGACCATCTGTATCGTTACCTATAGCTGTTCTATAGCAGAAACCAAATGTCTTTCTTGTCTGCTGTCCAAGGAACATTGCAGGTACAGAATCAAGCTTATCCCACTTTGAAGAATCCCAATCACCAGCAGTCTGAATAGCGGTCTTACATCTATAGTTGTCACCACTGTAAGATACTTCATCACCTACAGCATATGTCTTTGAAGTAGAGAATGCCTCAGCCATAATAACAATACCAGCTGAACCATCGCATTCTGCAAACTCATCAGGATACATATACGCATTAATTGTGAAACCAAGTTCCTCTGCAGAATACATGTTAATGTAGTTCATGTCATCTGCCCAAAGCTTTGTAGCATCAGCGCCTGAAGGTGACTCAGTTACACCAGTAAGACCATTCCAAGCAACACCGCCATCATAGACATGCTCTCCAGCACCTGTCTTGGATGAATCATACGGATAGAGGACACCCTTCTTTGTACCAGTTCTAAACAATCTTTCGGACGTCTTGTCCCATTCAAGAATTGCCATTAATTTTTCCTCCTAAAATTTTTAGTTCCAATAAATAATATATACATCATGGTATAGTCCATCTGACACGAATCTTCTTTGGAATCTGCATGTTGGAATACTTGCAAAAGTATCCGTAAGCGGACCATCCGGATTTCTATGTATATAGACCAACTGATACCCATGATCTAAGTCGTATACATTATCGTTGGCAAACGTGCTGTCTATACGAATTAACGAATAGACAATACAATCGAAAATAAGTTTTACATTTTCAGGGGGTTGAAAATAGACATTAGGTATCAGAGTTTTCAGATAATTCTGAAGAT